AACAAACAATTCTCTTCTGCGTATTTATCCCATTCCTCTTTTGTTATATTTTTATTCTTCTTTAACACTCTTTTAAATTCTCTTAAACTCTTTTTATAATAGTTCATAAAATCACCGCTTTTAGTATTTGCAGAACTTTATTTATTATGCCAAAAGAGAACTATTTTACTAGTTCTCTCGTCATTATATTTATGTATTTATCGAGTTTCTGACTTTGTCTTAAAATTTTATTTTTGCTATAATCTTCTTTTATCATTCGTTCTAATCTTGCACGATTCTTCGTAATAAGCAACTCTATTCTATAATTTTTCATAGTAATCACCTCTTACTTTAATTGTACTACTTTATGTTTACTTTGTATCGTGAATTTTGTCGAACATGTTAAAAAGCTAGCGTTTGCTAGCCTTCTTGAAATAATTTAATCTTAAATTTAATTTTTGTCTGTTTTTATTATAGCATAGTTTATTTAAAATGTCTGTCAAAATTTTTTGTTTTAGAACCGACCCATGACAATCCATTTTAAGCCATTTTTATTTACAAGACATATACTTTTATGTCTTGATTTTAGTACGTTTTCGATGTTTTTTTAATTTTTTATTTTTTTTGAAAAAAGTATTGACTTTTGACGTTACGTCATGTATAATATATTTAACAAATGAGAGAGAGGTAATTAATATGTTATATTTTAGATTTGATTGTGAAAAGGAAAACTTTAAAGGAATAGATCATAAATCAGTTTTGTATGGACACAATGCAGAAGAAATGGCAATCTTTGAATTTGAAAACGAAGGACACTTCGTTCAAGGTTACTATTTAGATACATACAACGAATTACAAGAAAAATTATTAGATGGAGAAATTTCTGAAGAAGAATATGATGAAAAATTTAATGATTTAGTACAAGAATTTATAAAAGATGAGTGGACTTTAAATGGTTGTTCTTGCTTTGAGTTGAATGAAGAAGGAATTGAGTTTTCTAACAATTATAAATATGATGGCAGAAAAATAATTACAATCTTTGAAGGTGAAGAAGTTGCAAAAGGACACGACGGAGAAACAGTTGCTAAATGTGAAAAAGTTATCTGGCAAGGTAATGCTGATGAAATAATAAATATTTTTTATAATGATGAAATAGAAAACAAAGTAGAAAAAATTTTAAATATGATCAAATAGGAGGATTTATGGAAAAAAGATTATTAAACATATCTTTTAACAAATCTGGAAGTGGAAGCATAACAAAAAGGCTTACTCTTCCTTCGTCTATATTAAAAGATATGCGGAATTGATGAGAAAAATAGACAAATAAAATTAATCTATGATAATATCAAGAAAGAAATAATTATTAGAAAGGTTTAGCATGAGAGGTTATAATATAGATAACTATGTCGGAAAAAAGTTCAATAAACTTACTCTTATAAAGAATTTAAACAAAATAGATAAGCATAATTCTAAATTAGCATTATTTAAATGTGACTGCGGAAACGTTAGAGAACTGGTATTTACGCAAGTTTTAAAAGGTAAAATAAAAAGTTGTGGTTGCATGCAAGGCAATTTATCAAACATAGAAAAAGAAAAACAACGTTCTAGCTTACTAAGTTTTTATTCTAATAAGACGCAAAAAAACAACTCAACAGGTCACACACGGAATAACTAAAGTTAATGACAGATATAGAGTTAGAATACAAATTAATAAAAAGTCAATCAATCTCGGATATTTTGATACTATTGAAGAAGCTATAAAAATTCGAAAAAACGCTGAACGTAAATATTTTAATATTAAGAGCTAGAATAAATCTAGCTCTTATTTTATGAAAACAATTTTTCAAAAGTATTCTTGCCTGCAATTCCATCTACGATTAATCTGTTTTTAGATTGAAAGTCTTTTACTGCATTTTCTGTGTTAATTCCAAATTCCCCATCTGCAGAAATTTTATATTCTTTACAAACTAGCATTGCTTGTAAAATCCATGTTATGTTTCCTTTTGCACCTTTTTTTAGAGATATGCAAGCATTCTTTGTCAGATTTCCGAAATATCCCGTCTACTGCTAAACCTCTATTATATTGTTTATTTAACTCTGTTTGTAATGCTTTTACTAATGCTTTCTTTGTTTCTTTGCCATAGATGTTATCTACTGCTATACTTGTATTATATCTAGAATTTAAAGTAGATTGAATTGTTGCTACGTTGCCTCTTGCTTCTTTTTTTACTTCTACAGATGTATTTACATTCTTGACAGTAGAATTTGCTATTTCATCGAATCTGAAGTTCTTGCCGGGACAACTTGTATTATTTACATCAGAGTGTTTTTGTACTTTAGATATATTATACTTATTTTTTAGATACGCTACTAGTTCTTTACCGGCTTCTACTTGTGTATCAGTCATCTGTTCTTTTTCGAAATCTCCTTCGAAACAAATTCCTATGCTATTATAATTATTTTGATATGCATGTGCTCCTACTGCATTTTCTTGTCTTCCTCTATAGATTGTTCCATCTTTTCTGATAAAAAAGTGATATCCTATGCAGCTATAATCTTTTTGCTTATGCCATCTATCTATGTCATCTACGCTACATTGACTCGCTGCAGCATGATGTAAAATTATTCTTTCTGTTTTAACTCTTGTTGCTAAACTTCCGTTCAATTTATATGTTTTTTCTATTATATTTAACATAGCTATTCTCCTTTCTCTTTATTTCTTAATTGTATCAGAATTTCTTTTAACTTGTCTGGAAAAGGTACTCCCATTTGAGATACATTTTCTAATAATGAAATACCTTCGTTCGCTATAAAGAACATCATTACAATTTCTCTTATAGCAGGTATTCCCATATTCTTTTCTAATAGAACCGCAACTCCCACTATAATTAAGATTACAACCTTTTTTATAATTCCTTTAAATCCTGTGTAAGAACTTAAATTTTTATTGTATATTGCCTTTAAAAGTCCTGTAATCCAATCTAGTACAATAAAAGAGACTAGCGTTATTGCTAGTCCATCCCATCCTCCTAGAAAGCTTACAATTAATCCTCCAATCACTCCAAAAGCAACACTTATACTATTAAACATTTTCTCCATTTGTTTCCTCGCTTTCTACTACCTCTTCTGTAGCTTCTACTTCTTCCTCAACAGGTTCTTCTACTACTTCTTGCATAGATTTTGCTTGTTCTTCTGCTAAATATGTAATTAATTCTTCGTAATCTATAGCATTTATTTTGTTCTTATCTGCTAATTTACTTGCTTCTATTATTGCATAATCTACTGTATATACACCTTTTGCGTATAAATTTATTACTGCATTTTTAAATACTTTGCTTAAATCTAACATCTCTACACCTCCTGACTTGCATTAGAAACACACATTGCTTCTAATAAATTTAATTTTGTTTGTAAGTCTTGCATATACTCTAATTCTAAGTTTACCCCTACACCATTTTCTGACTCTACTATTATGTTGTTTACGCCTTTTTGTAATTTAAAATTGTTGTATAGTTTGTCTAATACTTCTGATTGTGCTGATGTGCAGTATTCGTAGATAGGTTCTTTTGTTATATATGTAACTACAATATCTACGTTTTCTATTTTTGTAATAAATTCTTCTAATGTTTCACCTTCGTCATAAAAATTCCAAACACCAGGTATTGCTGTAAATCCTTTTTCACAGTTATATGTTTGTCCATCTCTTGCTAGAGAAAATATGTTGCATACACCTGGATTTTTATCTTTAGCTGTTGCAACATTGTTTTTTATTGGAAGATATTGATATCTATATTTCCCATTAGTGCTTGTTGTTGTTTGTTTAAGAAGAGTTTTATCTATCGTATGAATAGCTACATTCTTTTTAAATTGCCATTTATTATCCTTATAAACTATTCTATCTTGTGCTACTACATTACCATTTATGTCTTTTATTGCACATAGTTCTGTAGTGCCTAAGTCTAGTGTGTTTATTTCTTCTGTGTAAGGTTCGTATACAAAATTCTCTGCTGTGACATTTGTATCTTCTATAACAGATATTCTAAATGTTATAGAACCGCTTTGACGTACATCGAATCGCATGAAACTTCTTAAAAAAGTTGTTGAATCCGAGAAGTCTTCTATACTTTTTGCTTTAATTATTTTAATACTTTTAGAAGATAGCTCTGAAAAATTGTACAGCGTTTGATATTGTTTATCGAACTGACCCTTATAATTATCGTCCGCTTGTGATACAGGTACTATTATTCCTGCCCCTGTAACGTTTTTTATCTCTAAAACAATATTATATACAGTGTTTTGCTTTATTTTATTACTCTTATTTGTATAAAAATTTATATATTTTATTTCAGTACCTGTACTATTATTTACTGTTACTGTTGCCCAGCCATCTTCGTCTATAGTAAATAAACTATTTACCAATTTTTTATCGTTTAAATTAAAATAATTCTGTCTTATTATACTTATCTTCTGCGCTCCTGTACACACTAAAGGCATACTAGGAAATTTTGTAGAAGGAGTTGCACCGTATTTTTCAAATTCTGTTGCTGTTGTTCCTTCTTCTAGTTGCACTCCTAAATTTTGTATATTTACTGTTGTACCAGACGTAACAAAAATTCCAAACCTTACTTTTGTTGCATTTGTTGTATTTGCTGTTCCTGTAGAAGTGCTTGTTGTAGAATTTATGTTAGGTGCAATTACTCTAAGCCAATTTGTCCCATTGTACATTTCCACTCTAAATTCTACTCCTGCTTGCAAATTCTTTGTAAAGTGAAAAATGTATGATGCGCCATTTTTTATCCCAGATTTATCTAAATCTACAAATGCTAAAAAACTTGCATTTCCTGTAGCTGTTCCACTTAGATTAAAAGTTCCGTCTTCATTTTTAGTTAATGTTACATCGTAGCCAGTTGCACTTTCAGGTATCTTAAACTTATTCTTCCCACTTCTATTCTCCTGCTCCAAATCCCCACTTATTTCTAGCTTATTCTTGCTGTACTTTGCAGAGTCTGTTATGTGTAGAAATTTGCCTGATGTAGTATTCCACGGCATGTTGCTTGAGAGTTCGTTGTTCTCAGTTTGAAGTTGTTCAACTTTGCTAATCTGTTTATTTAATTGTTCATTAACAGATTTTGCATTTGCATCTATTGTAAAATAATTTTCGTTAAAGTATTTCTCTGCATCTACTGCGTCTGTGTTTGTAGCCGGGTTTGGGTGATAATTAAGTCCTAAAAAATCAGTTTTAAGCATCTAAATCCTCCTTTTTTATATTTAATTTTTCTAATAATTTATTTATTATCTTTTCTTGTTTCTCTACTTTTTCGTTTAATTCTTGTACGGCTTTAGTTGTAGTAGCAAGGATTGCTAGTTCTCTGACAGTATATTTCATATCGTCATTTTTGGGATTTGGAATTTTAAACACATAATTTTTATCAATTTTTTCTAGTTCTTGTGCTATATATCCTATTTCTTCATGTTCTTTTGTATTTTTCCAATCGAATTGAATGTGATTGATTTTTTTAATTCTTTCTAATGCATTTAATTTTGTTGATTTTATATTTTCTTTTAGTCTTTCATCTGAAACAGCAGAATAACTTGTTATTGTAAACTCTTGCCCGTCTCTTAATGTACAATACAGCATTCCATATTTATCTCCACTTGCTTCCCACGTAGAACCGCTCATATATTTTAAATTGTTCATATTTGCAATGTTTCCAGCCATAACATAATTTTCGAATAAATCTAACGTTTTGCTTCCTGCTTCGTTTTCATACATTGACAAAGAAGGGGTTTTTCCAACTGAATTTAAAATAGTAAAATCATCTGCTTTTATTGAGAACCCATAATTTCCTTCATCTTTAAATATTTGTCCTATCCAAGTATTGTTTTCTGTATCCATTAATTTTAAAGCACCTAACGTTCTTAGATATAAATTTGCTCCATCATCATCAATACTTGCATTTTGAAACTTAATAGCATTTGCATGTGCAATTAAATCTGTAGCTAGATGTAGTCCAAATTCTTCATCTCCAAATTTTCCAACGTACAATACAGGATAAATATTGTTTCCATTTTTATATCCCCATGCCATTATGCCTTCACCATTCATTTCTGCATTGTCTAGAAGAAACATTAAGGCTTTTTTTGTCTCATTGTTTATAGTTATATCTTTTAGCGTAGTTTCTGCTATATTTTTATCTTGATTGTTTTTTTGAGTCCAATAATGTTGTCCTGTTTTATCTAAAGACATTATTAGATTTCCGTTTTCATCTCTAACAACTAAACTAGCATTTCCTTTCAGAATTTCTAATTGTAAATACTCACAAATAGTATTCCAAGCTATCTTTACATGTTCATAGTTTTGTTCTATTGCTGTTCCCAACTTAGTCGTTTCAGTATAATTTTTTAATTTGTTATCTGTACTAGAATTTGCACTACTTATTGCTTCTGTTTTTGCTGTCGATGTTTCTGTTTTTGTTGAATATGTTTTACTTACTTCACTTGTTATACTTTCTGCTTTTTGCGTTATTTGCGAATTTGTTTCTGTTTTTGTATAGTAGTTAGTAGTTAAATTATCGTTAGTATTATCAGCTGTTTTCTTTGCTGTATCAGCCGTGCTCTTTGCAGTATTTGCTGTACTTTCTACAGTCTCTAATTTTTCTTCTACACTACTTACATTTTGTGTTATTCCGTTTATATCTTGTTCATGCTTTGTTATTTTTTTAGAATTTTCAGTTGTTTCTTCAACTAAGTCTTGTATTTTTCCTTCATTTTTTTTTGCCAGTCTTTCAACTTTTAAAGTTTTCTTTTCTTCTTTAGTAGTAACTTTATACTCTGTATTAGTTGCTTCTAGTAATTCTGCTTCTATATCACTCGATATTCCAGTATTAATTGTTACATTTGCCTTCAAATAATAAGACTTATATGAACTATCTTCTTTATCTCCTAATTCTATACATGCGCATGGTTTTAACCACATTACACCAACATCAGAAGCCTCAAAAGAATAATATTCAAGTTCCTTTATCTGTTCAAACATTCCTTTAATAACTTTTTTCCTTTGAAATTCAATAAATTCATTTTCATCAAATCTAATTTCACATCTTCCATTTTGTGCTATGCTCTTTTCGTCTGTTTCTTCAATATTGTCTTCTACATCTCCACGACCTAAAACCAGTGCATTTGCAGGTCCAAATTTTTCTTTTATTGTTAAATCTGTCAAATAAGATTTGTCTATTTTTTCTATAGCATCATTACTTACTTTATATAAATTCAATTTATTGTCTTCTATAAATGCGGTTGTCAATGTTGCCTGTGCTATTTTTTCTAAAACATCTCTATATGTTAGTTCCTGTGCTGTGAAAAAATCTTCTTCAACATCTAAATCAGCATTATAAAAGTCTGTGGAATATAATTCTACTCCACAGACTTCACACATTTTTTGAACTAATTTTAACATTTTGCAAGGATATGTTAATTGTAATTCTGATTGTTTAAATGTTTTCATAAATCTAATCATTCTATCATATCCTGTTACTGTTATTTCATCTTTTTTCTTGCTATTTTCGATATCTTTTATAAAATAATTTCCTAAATCTATATATTCAAATTTGTTATTAATAAATAGTCCATATTGGAAATTAATATCTTTGTCCTTTATTTCATTTGCATTTTTTACAGTGATTTCAACTTGCTTCATTATTGTTTTAAACAATTGACCATCAAAACTATATTTTAACTCTTTAGCAATAACTTGTTTCTTTTTTCTTAACATCCAAACAGGTAACTTGTTAAAAACATTAACTGACATAAAATGTATATCTTTAACTGTTAATTCACCATCACATATGCTTAACTTTATATTTTGCTGTTTTATCTTTTTCGTTATGTTCTTAAATTCATTACTTACACTCATGTTAATTGTGGCCTCCTATCTATTGCAGTCAACATTACTGAAAATTCATTCCAATAACCACCACACGCAAGTGGACTACTTTTTATTGCCTGACCATTGTAAAAATCCTCTGAAAATAAATCACCTTGTTTATAATTGTTCATGTCCTTTTCTAATGAAAATTGAACATCACTTAAAAAAGGATGTTCAAGCAATTTTTTTATTAAATTATATTCTTCATCTGACACTATCCCAAACTTTATTTCTAAAGTTGTAAAATATCCAATAAAAGTACCACTATAATGTCCATCTAATGTATTTCTTCCAGTTCCATCGCCCCATAGAGGCTCTGGTCCAGGAATTAATTCAATAATTCCTGGTACTTGAATATTATTTACTATTAATTTTGATTCATACATATTTAGCCTCCATTCGTTGCAAATCTGTTTTTATTTTTAATTTTTTCAAGCCTTTTATTTAACTCATATCCATCAATATATAAATTAAAATCAAGACTTAAATTAATTAGAATTTGTATTATTTTTTCAAGTAATTCTATAACTTTTTCATTATTTCCTAATCCCATTTCTTGATTAGCCTTCTTATATAATGACATTAATTTGTCCTCTGGTGCAACAACCTCACCTTGATGTCTATTATCACCAATCATTGCTAATTGTGGAGTATTAGCTTTTACATAACCACCTTGTGCTAGCCTAGGAAGAGATACTGTAGATATCGTTCCAAAAGATTTTCCTACAATACTACTAACATTATTAACACCTCTTATTAGACCGTTTATTCCTCTTATTGCTCCATTTACCATTCTTTCAATTCCGTCCTAATACAGAATTTCCTACACTTTTAATGCCTGACCATATTCCACTAAATGAATTAGTTACAGCTGTCTTCATTCCATTCCAGACATTGTTCCACGTGCTTCTTATGCTATTTAGTATATTGTTTATTATGTTTTTTACACTATTTATAGAACTTTTTATTCTATTTGGAATCCAATTCCATACGTTTGAAACTGTATTTTTAAATCTATCCCACATGCCATTCCAAATATTAAAAATATTATTTTTAAATAGATTTATTTCTGCTTTTATCCAACTTACTCCACCTTTAATAATGTCTTTCATATTGTTCCAAGCTAATTTTAAAAAAGCTGTTGCTATATTCCAAATATTTTCAAAAATAGCTTTTATGCCATTCCAAGCTTTATCCCAATCTCCTGTGAAAATTCCTACTATAAAGTCTATTAGTCCACCTAACACACCAAATATTCCGCTTATTACATCTGCAACATATGAATATAAATTCATAAAAATATTACATACAGTCTGAAAAATTGGTGTTAAAACAGGTACTACATTCTTTATAATCCATTCTATTAAAGGTTGAATCCATGTCTTCCACAATTCACTTGTACCATTTATAAGTTTTCCGAAAAATTCTACAATTGAACTAAACATTGGCTGTAAATGTTGCGTCCAAACTTCATTGGTTTTTTGACCCAACTCATCTAACATTGGTTTTATGTTATTGTTCCATACTTCTAAGAATTTTCCTAAAATACTTGTAAGTCCGCTTTTTAGATTTTCAAAAGCTGGCTTTACATATATATCATATGTTTGTCTTATTTTACTAAAAGTCTCTTCTACAGTTTCTTTGATTCCATTTAAAACTAGAGCATATGATTCAAACATTCCCTCTATTGCTTGTTTAATTGCATCTTTGTTTTGATTTATTGGTTCTGTTATAGCTTCAATAACATCAATTCCAAATTGCATTGCTATTTCCTGTACACTTAAAAAGCTTTCAGTAAAAATTGTTAATAAATCAGCAGTTATTTGCTTTGCGTTATCACTTCTAAAAACACTAAAAATATCAGCTACTGTTACGGCGAACTTTCCTTGTATTTCGTGGCTTCTAGACGATAAGTCAAACATTCTAACTATATGTTCTTGTAAACTTTTTTTATTTTGTTCTAAAAACTTATTAAATCCACCTACAAGATTATCAGCAATTGTCATGCCTATACTAGCTATACTTCCAACCATTCTTCCTAGATTTAATATAACTGTATTAACCCATTTTTTTGATGCTCCTATAACTTCCGATGAAATGAATATGTCTTTAAAATTTTCCTTAATATTTATTAATTGTTGTTTAAACCCATTCCAGTCAAAATAGCCAAATCCTTCTTGAAAACCTTTATTGAATATGTTAAATAATTCTTTTGCTTTATTTGTAAATTCGTCCATTTTTGAATTTGCTTGTTCTAGTAATGAATTACCCATATCTCCAAAGCCTGAAATATTTAGATCTCCGCTTCCACCTCCAGAATCACTGTCATCACTATCACTTTTTAAAATTTGAGCAGTATCAAAAGATGCTAAATATTTTAGATCTTTAGCAGATTTTTTAGCACTATCTCCTATACCACTTACCGCATCACTTGCTTTTGATGCATCTGACGCTAAGTCTGAAACAGTACTTGTGCTATCATCTCCACCAGCATTTCCAAATATCATTTCTGTAAATGATTTAAAAGCATTTGCTAACACTTGAAGTTTAGATAGTACCATATTTATTCCTTTTACTATCGGTGTAAATATGTTAATAAATCCTTGTCCTAAAGTTGCCTTTAGTTCATTAAATCTTAAGCCTAATACCCTTGTTTGGTTTGCCCAACTATCACTAGTCCTTGCAAAATCTCCATTGGCTAAACTTAACTTGTCTAACACAAACTTATATCTTAGTGCAACTTTCTCTTGCTCTGACATTTTAGCAGTTGTTCTTCCATATCCATTCGCTAATGCATATTGGTCTAATGCATTTTGTGTCATTACAACACCTAAATCTTTAAGTGTTTCTGTTTCTCCTGTGAATACTGATTTTAACTTTGTATAAGCTTCATCGCTTGATAAATTGTAAAAAGAAGCAACATCACCTGTAAGTCCTGTTAAAGTTTCTGACATTGCTAACGCTTCTTTATTAGAAAAGTTAAATGCTTTTGCCATTGCTCCAAATGTACCAACATATTTTTTTGTTACAGTTTGTCCTAATCCAAATTTATCGATTGCATTCTCTGCAAACTTATTTACTTCTGTATTTAAATTTCCAAATGTAACATCTACCACATTCTGAACTTCTGCTAAATCTGAACCTAAGTTAATACATTCTTTTCCAAAATTTACTATAGCTTTTACAGAAAACGCTGCCAAAGCAAGTTTACCTATTCCTTTTAAAGAACTTTCAATTCCAGAACTTTTTATTGTATTTCCTGCATTTTTAAGTCCTCGATTAAACGGATTAGAGTTTAATAGTAATTCGAAATCAACTGCTCCCACATTAGTGCTCATACCTACTCCTCCTTCCTTTCAAAATTCAAAGTAGGTATTGGCTAACTACTCACTAATAATAGTCGTGTTGCTCACTCTATCTTTTTTATCTATGTTAATTTTTATTGTTTTCTTACATCGTATACATTTTATTTCGCCCTTACATCGTTCAACTTTTAACAAAAGTTGATTACAGTTTGGGCATCTTACTTCTATCATTTGTTATCACCAGCCATTTCTTTAAATGCTTTTTGCATTTCAGCGATAACTTTCTTATAGTCTTCTTTACTTATTTTCTTTGCTAATTTATTTCTGTATTTCCATCTTGTGTCTTTTTGTTCTTGTGTGAAGTTTTTTAGAACTTCATCATCATCTTCACTACGAATTTGAACAATATTTCCGTAGTGGTGTGTCTGGCATTAAACCAGAGATAAGATTACACAATTCTGCATAATCCATTGTGTCAATTTCTTTTCTTATTCTTATTCCATATTGTTTTGCTAGACTTGCCTCAATTAATGGCCAGTCTTCTTCTATGTCATACCATAATTCTGTATCATTACTTGTTTTGAAATCGTTTCTCCATTTCCTCATAAGAAATTTCATTTACTTGTGCCATAATTGCAATTATGACTGTTTTTAATCCATTTACTGTTAATTTCATTGCTCTAATATCTTTTTCGGCTTTTGCTCCTAACAATAATTTTATAGCTGTAAATAATCCTTCTAAGCTATCATCTTTCTTAAATATATCTTGTGCTTTTAACATTGTTTCAGCACTACAATCTACCTCGTATGTTTTTCCTTCCGCTATAGTTATTTCTTGTTTTTCGTGTCCTAATTTTGAACTTATATCTAAATTTGCCATTTTAAATTCCTCCTAAATATAAAATAAAGAGTAGGTTTAAACCTACTCTTTTTATGCTTCCGCTGTTGCTTCTGTATATGTTGGTTTTCCATTTGACATTACATCAAATTCAAGTGGAATAACTTCTGTTGATTTTCCGGCTCCCCAGTTTGTTATGTTGTAAATAGCATTTTCAAATAATAATATTGCACCATTTGGGAATGTCCATTGTAAACATCCTTCAACATCTCTTCCGTTTTTTAAGGCTAATCCTGCTACATAATCATTACCAGTATCTCCAAAGTTTCTTTTTCCTGATATTGATATTGTAACAGATTTAGAAGTCATTAATCTTCTAACCCATCCTTTTTGGTCCAATGGATTCCATTCTTCTACTCCATTGTCTAATTTTACTGAGAAACTTTCCATATCTGCTATATCATTTAAAGCTTCTTTAGTAGCTCCAACTTGAAATTGGTTTTCATACACTGGATATACTCCTGTTTTAGTTGCCATTATTTTCACCCTTTCTATATAATAAATTAAATTCTATTGAAAACTTATAAACGTTGTTTTCATCTGCTCCTAAATCAATATGACCATTATATAAGCACTCAATCGAGCAATTATAATCATCAATAAAAAAAGAACTACAGTCTAATAGTTCATAAATCTTATTTGCCATTATTTCAGCCATATTATAATTTTTAGTCCATCTTAACAGTAATGTAACTGGTAATATTCCATAACTTTTCAACTTTTTATATTTAGAATTATCTTCTAATTGTCTACGATTAGCATATACACTAATAGCTTTGTCTTGATTTTCATCCATTTGTCCTATATACCACTTTGGACATTCTGTAATAACAGTTTTTAAATAATCTCTTATTTTAGATACACTAATTCTTGCTATCATTATCTATTTCTCCTTTTTAACATTTGTTTAAAATATTTTATTGGTAAATCCTTTTTATTCCCAGAAATATAATCATCAAAATAATACTGTTTTGCATTAGGATTTTTTCCTTGTTTTATGTGTATTTCTGGATCAAAATAAATTTTTCTTGCATATACTGTATCTACAACTATTCTAGCAACACCTTTCATAACTTTTTTATCATCTACAAAAGTGCTATCATTTTGCATTGTACCAGTATCAAGTGGCATTGTTTGACTTTGAATTAAATCTGTTTTTACCGCTTCTGCAGTATCTATCAGTGCTAATCTTGCATTTTCTAATATTTCATTTATATTTTTAGTATTATATGTTATTTTCATATTACATCAACTCCAATGTCGTATGATGAACTGTTCCATCCGGATTTCTTGGTCTACTTGCTTGATAAATTTCATATTCTGTATTATTTACTACTACTTGTCCACCACTTATTTTCTTGATTTTTGGTGCTATGTCTCCAAGTAATATTACTTTTCCTATAAGTTCAATCTTCTTTCCATCAGAACTGATTACAATTTTAGTTTTTTCAACAAATCTACATTTTACATTTTTTAAATTTAAAGAAGTTAAAGGCTCACCATCTTCTGATAAGCCTTCTTGATATATAACTACATCACATTTATTGTTTAAGAATCTTTTCAAATGTTTTGGATTTAACCTTTTTATCATATAACTCTATTTGTTAATCCTGTTCTTTTTAAATAAGAAAAAGCCACTTTTGATATTTTTAATTTATCAGCCATATCTTGCGATTCAGTTTCATTTATGGTTAAATCTCCACCTATTGAATAACTAGATACGCTTTCATCATCATAAGTGCCTTCTTCTTTTATATAATCTGCTTGTATGCAAGTTGCTTTGATTATTAAATCTTTTTGCTGTGATGTTAAATTATCAAAACCTCTTCTTTCAATTCTTGTTAATGTAGCTCTGTTGACGTCTATTGAGGCTAACTCTAAATATTTTTCTATTTCATCACTTTCCAATGCTTTAGAACCATATTTAAAATAGTCCTCGTCTGTTGCATAAACATTTATCATTTGCAACACCTCTTATTTTACTTTCTTTTCTAATTCTGCAATTTTTGCTGTTAATTCCTTATTAAGTTTTACTAATTCAGCCTTTTCTTCTTCAACTTTTGTTATTTTTGCTGTTAATTCCTTATTAAGTTCTGCAATTTTCTTTAATTCTTTTTCTAAATTAGAAGCTACTTTTTTAGTAGCTCCTAATTTAGAATATCCTCTTGCCTCATATTGTGCTAATTCTTCCTCTTCGATAGATAATAATACATTATCTTTTACTACTCTTATTTTTGACATAGTAACCTCCTATTCTTCAGCATATTCAGTTGTATCAACATCAACATATATACTGTCAATTTTATTATCTTTTCCATTTGGGAATACAAATGTATCAGATAAACTTCTATCTTGATATAGATAGCCATCTCCTTCTGTATGTTGACCCGGATTAAAGTAATAAATGCTTGAAATTTTTGGAACTGTTTTTACAGTTAGTGGAGATGCTATTAATACGTTAATTTTATGAGATCCTATTACAGCTGCTATATTTTTGCTTTCATCTGCGGCAACCTTTTTAACAGGTACAAATCCGTCAGTAAAATCAAATTTATCATAAAACCTTTCATCGTCAATTACTTCTATTAATGTTACTCCATCAATATCCGTAATTCTAGTTTCTATTCCAATTCCACCCTCTGCAATTTGTGTCATTTCTATTTTTCTTGTAAAATCTGTAGATTGTTCTAATAAATCCATAATTGTAGAATTTACGTATGCAATTAATGCACCTTTTGCCACATATCTTCTTAATTTTCCAGCACTTAACATTGCTTTTAATTTTCCATATACATTTTCTTTTGTATATGAAGATAATGCTGTTGAACTATGATATCCTGCTAATTTTTGTGCTTCTGTAGCAACTTTAGAATAAAAGTATGCATCCATCTCTGGTATTTGTTGTGTTTTATGAAATACTTCTGAAATATTTTTAATAGATGCTGTTTCATTTGTTTCATCTACATCTATTTTATCTACTAAAAATTGAATATCTCTATCATGTGTTAATGTAAAAGGTACATCAGTTTGTGCAAATGTTCCCTTGTTCCATCCACCTAATCTACTATGTGATTTATAACCACTTGTACTCGTTTGTGTAAAATGAAATGTTTTTGCACTTAACCATTTAACTGCTGTAGTTACGAACGGTGAAGTTAAAGAATCTTGCTCCATAATTTCTAATAGGTCTGGAGACCATACCTCTGCATAATTTAATGCCATAATTAATTACCTCCTAAAATGAATTAAACCTGTTCCATCTTTTTGTGACTACAGGTTTTTTGTTTTTTTGATTTTCATCAGAGTTACTTTGTGTTGCTCCGAATTTAAATCCTTTTTCTTCTTTTTCTTCTTCCTTTGCAATTTTTAGCTCGGGAAATTCAGAAATTACTGCGTTGATTTCATCTTCTAGTTTTTCAGTGTTTAATGCACCATTTTCTAAAACTTTTGACATATCAACTAATCTTGCTGCTCTTTCAACTTTCTTAACATCAACACCAGCTTTGGCCATAGCAAGTGCTATTTTGTCAGTATAGTCTGCTTGAGCAGTTTCTTTTTGTTCTTCTTGTCCTTTGTCTCCTTGTTTGTTTTGAGTGTCTTGAACTTGTTTAGAAGTTTCACCTTGTTCTGCTTTTTCAGCACCTTTGGCATACATTCTTCTAATAAATCCATCTAACTCATCTTGATTTTTGAAAACTATAGAACCATCTTCACCTTTTTGTGCTACTTGTTTTTTAGTTTTCTCACCCTCATTTTTGTTTTCAGTTTTTTGCTCTTTTTGAGCATTATCTGTTGTAGTTTGAGTATCTACATTTTGTTTTTTATCGTCTTCCATATTGGAACCTCCCCCGTTTAAAGTCCGTCGACTATAATTTTTACAATAAAAAAGAGCCCTTTAAGGCTCTAATTTTGAAAATGGCACAAGTTAATGGATTCGAACCACTACAAACAGTTTTGGAGACTGTTGTGCTACCTTTAACACTAAACTTGCATATAAAAAGACACTCAATAGAGTGTCAAATTAAGTTACTATCTTTTTTTAGGTTTAAACTTATACCCGCAATTCATACAAGTACATATTACTTTGTTTCTGCCAATATTTCCAGCTCCTGCCCCAATCGCTCCAACTGCTAAAGAAGCTCCACCTGTAAATGGTGCTAATCCTATAGCGGTAATTGCGCCTAAACCGCCTTTTACAACTCCATATCCTTTTTTATTTGATGATATAGAAGTAGATCCACATTTCGGACACTTCATCATAGAATTATATTGCTGTTGTTGTATTTGTAATTGTTGTTGCTGTATTTGAATTTGTTGCTGTTGCATCTTTAATTGTTCTAATTGTAATCTAGCTTGCAACTCTGCATTTGACATCATATTCTGATTGTTGTTTGTAGTAGTAATTGATTGTATTTTATAACCGCATTTTGTACAGAATCTACTGTCATCGCTTAATACATTTCTACATTTTGGACAATACATAATACTCCTCCTTTTACATTAATGTAATAAGATTATACTATTATTTCTTTGTAACATGTTGTCGAGATTTGTCGAATATTATAAGAATTTATTTTTTATTAAACCATTCATCAATTTTCCCAGTCTCAACGGCTTTTGAAAATTCTTCTGCTTCTTTTTTCATTTCATCTGTTATTTCAACTTTTTCATTTATTGGTATTGGTTTAGGTATTTCATTTATCCATCTAGGATTTTTCATTAAATTTCCCTCCATAATAAATAATATTTTCCATTTATTTTCTTTATATTTTCTACAATAAACTTACTATTTCTTGGATATAATATTTCAGATTCGTCTGAATTAAACTTCCTTAAATCTTTTGCTTTATTTGATACTGTATATATTACCACATTAGCATTTGCATTATAATTAGATTTACTTGAAAAAGATAAATATTCATTAAACATTATTGGTTTATTAAGTTTATTCATATGTATAAATTTTTTTAATTCTTTCTTATCTGTTATATCTAAAACTCTAACTATATTCCCATTATAATTTTTACATTTATCTAATGCTTTATCTAAATGATTAACTATATTTTGTTGAATATTATCTAGTTTAAGATTATTTCTTAATATTTCATTTATTTTGTAGCTTTCTGAACTAATGTATTGGTTTATTGCATATTGTTCATCATTTGATAAACCTATTTTACTACTTTCTATTTGATTTTTCAATTCATTAGCCTTATTTTTATAGTTTAATACATTTTCAGGTAATAAACTACCAACCGTCAACCTTTGATACTGTTTCTGTCTTTGTTGCAAATATTGAGTATATTTGTCTTCTGCATTATGATTGTGTTTTGCTTTTGTTACCTCTTCTGGTTCTTCATTTATGTCTTCATAATATGTGCTTAAACCATGGTAACATCCTGGATGCAAAAATCCTCCTTCAATTGCAGTACTTAACAATGGGTATTTCCCATCATCTTTTGTTCCACCGGACCATACATCATCTATATATACCCTGCCTTCCCATGGTGTACACTTATCACAAGCACCGCCATGTTTAGATACATATACTAATGAGTTGCCTAATTTTTTTCGCATTTTGCCTTCACCCATTAGATTAGCTCTTTTGTTAGCTGTTCTAATAGCCATATCGCAATAATCTGCTATATTATGTCTTGTACCATTTTTATATTCAATACAATTAAAGCCTCTTGCTAAAAATTCTTTACTTGCCATATCAATAGCTTGTTTTACTGTTCCTGCTCCTGTATTAGCAAATACTTGTGCTTTATATATAATCTGTCTGTATTGGTCATTTGCCATTCTTAATGTTGCATATTTTACATCTTTCATGTCATTTTTTGTGCTTTTTATTAGTGCATCTAATTTTCTATGATTTAATCCAAAAAAAGATCCACCTAATTGTGAATCTTCTTTTCTTATAATTCCTGACTGTATTGCCTGTTTATTTGTTCTTCCTGCACCTTCTTTGAATTGTTGTTTTATATGTTTATATAAATATCTATTTAACCCTTTTGTGTTGTTGTTAAATATTTCTTTATTTGCCTTTTTGTAATCTTCAAATTGTTTTAATTTAAGTGCTTGCCATTGTGGCCAGTCAAATCCTTTTGTTTTTTCATCTTCTTTATGACTCCATAGTGTTCTTTTCATAGAAGTAATTAGTTGCAATTCTATTTCTTCCATTATTTTTTTTATATCGTATTCATCTTGCATTTAATCACCTACTCAAGTAAGTTCATTATATTAGGTTCTTCTTTTTCAATTATTCCCGCTTCTTCTTTTAGTCTTTTTACTTCTTCTTCTTTTTCTTCTTTCGTTAAACTATCACCGTACATTGTGTCAACTATTTTTTCAATACTCATTACATTTTGACCAGGTCTAGCTTTTGATACTGTTTCTACTGTTGCTTCAAAACTTGGATTAGCATACTCTTTAAAGTCTACTACTGCTTCATATTCTCCTGCTGTTTTTTCTTGTGCTAAATCATATGTTTTTAAACATATTTCAACTAACTTAGGAATAACTTTTTCTAATACATCTATTACTTTCCCTCTTGTATATTGTGTTGCTTTTTCTTTTTCTCTTTGTGCATCTGCATTGTCTAATTTTTTCACATCTATTCCAAGGGTACTAGGACTTATTAAACCTTGTAAGCACAAGTCTAATGCAGTTATATATGACTGTAGCATTCCTTCATAATCAAAGTCTCCTTTTTCTCTTGTAATTTTACTACTTTCTGTTTCTGATGTTGTACTTCCTACTTTAGCATATCTATTATCAAATGTATTAGGTTTTAATAAATCTCCATTCTCATTTGTTGGTATTAAATCTTCTGGAATATATGTTATTGTTCTGTTATCTCTTAATGCATCGATCCATTTACTCCATACTTCATCAAAGCTATCAAAAGCATCTAATTTCTTTTCTAATATGCTTTGACCTCTGCCTTTATATTTCTTTGATTTATTGAACATCATAGGCACAGCCATCATAAATTTAGTATCTGTTGGTTCTTTCAAGTCTGCTGTTTCTGGAATAGAGTTGTAATCTTTCATTAACTGGTCATTTTTATATAATTCATATTTTATGCCATCTTTAGAGTATTTTTCAAACAAAGTATAACAAGCATCTTTTTTAGGATATTTATTTTTAAAGTTTATTCCTGTTATTCTTCCTCTTGTATATTCATAGTCAACATCTTGTCCAGAATAAAACTCTATTATAGGATATTTACTTATATCTGTATCATAACTTATCTTAAATGCACCATCACATTGCACAAATACATCAATTATTGCTTGTTTTAATGTTTCTTTGAAGTCATTTTCTTTTGCTATTTCTTCCCAATTTGTTTGTGCTTCGTTGTTTCCTTTAACTTCTATTTTATTAAAACTATCAACTATTATATCCGCTAGCATATCAATTATCATAGCAGGTAACCCAGTATGTATTTTTCTAATATTTATACCAGTTGTACTTTGTGCTGCCCAAAACTTTGCATTTCCCATTAAATCATCTGTTTGTGTATAATACTGATGTAATTCTGAGGCATCTCCTCTATACCACAATAGATTTCTAAAACAATTACCTTCAAATGTATTTGTTTCTTGTATTGTTATTGTATCTCCTACACTTGGTTGTATTTCTAACCAATTTCGTATTACATTTTTAATTTTATCGTTGACTGTTCCCATTTTATTCCTCCAAACTTTCAGTTGTTGCAATTTCACTATCTTGACCTTCTATTATTCTAATTACTTCTATTGGTGCTTGTTCTTTATATTGTTTATATTTTAATTCCTCTTGTATTAATTCTTCATATCTACTTTGATCTATCTCAATTGTTGGTGTTTGAAATAATGTGCTTCTTGTACTCATATATTATTCCTCCTCATCTTTAATCAATTTTTTTATTACTTCCCAATTTCCAATTTTCTTTTTGTGAGGTAACCAAGCATACTGACAACCATTTATTGAGTGGTCATTGCCATCCTCAGGTTGATTATCTTCATCAAATGAATATTTATTACATTCATCTATATAATCTTTGCAAGTTTCAACAATTAAAAAATCACCAGTGTTCAACCAACTTTCTTGTAGTTGAACTCTAGTGATTATTTTTGTTTTTTTCCATGCATTTTCAAAGTTATATACTAAAGCATTTTGCCTTTTTGCTTTGTTTGCTTCCATTATTGTTCCTTGGTCTGCATTATCTATAAAACAAGTCCTTGCAAATCCCCATTCGTTTTTGAACTCTTCCATAAATTGTATTATCCATTGAACCACATCTGATGGTGCAAATGGTACTGTTCTATCTTTATTATTAAATGTTCTTTCTTTTAATAGAACACATTTATTATCTATTGTTATGCCTATACCTTCCAATGTTACTTTATCGTTGCTCTCTTTTGAGTATGATGTATCACAACCAATAGAAAATAACTTAAATTTCATTTTCTTTGCTTCTTCTAGTGTTATTATGTTTTTAGGTTGTAAATTGAAACATAGTCCTGTCGCTTTTCCTCTTAATCCTTGTATTTTGTTTTTATATAACTTTGTTCCTATTGGTGCTACTGTTTTTTTCTTTTCTATTTCTTCTTCTGTCAAACCTTTGTTATCATAAAAAGTGAAAAACCAATATCTATAATTTTTCTTTGGTTCAACTTTGTTTAGTTCTTTCATTATTTCCATTGGTACGTCATTAGCATACTTTTTATATGGTCTAGCATGATTTATTACTTCATCATAAATAGGTAAATTAGGATCATCTGGGTTTAATGTTATGCACAAGTAATCATTTCTTGTTAAGATTTCTCTAACAAAATCTATATCAGCTATATTACCTTCATCTATGTACACACAACCATATTGTCCTCCTAGTGCATTCTCCCATTGGTCTTTATTTTTATAACTTAATACATATATAATTTTATTTTCGAATTTTATATGTGAGAACTTATGGTCTTTATCTCCATTTCCACAATATATAGCATTTTTGTGTATATCTAATATTCCATTATCTTGATTTATTATATTTTTTTCAGCGACACCTGTTGTTCTTGCTGCAATTATATGCTCTTTTTTGTTAGATGCTGATATCATTCGCATAAACTTAATGCCTGCTGCTATTGTAGTTTTTCCTGAGGCTGTTGTTCCTTCTAGTATATCAACATCAACATTTTCAGTTGTATTGCAAAAGTCAATATATTTTTCTGATAATTCAAAGTCTTTTTCTTCGTCATTCATTTAGTCCTTCACCGCCTAATTGTTTGCAAATATCTGCAAATTTTTTAGAAGGTTCTACTTCATTCTTTATTCTTTCTGTAGGTTTATATCCTGCTCTATCAAGAATATCTTTTACTGCTTGCATTTTTATATATTCGTTATTTGATTTTAATAGTTTTTTCAGTTCCTTTTGTGCTTCTACTGCAAGTGAACCAAAATTTTCTTTTATATTTTTCTCTATTTCATTTTTAAATTCTTTATCTTTTTTCCAGTTGCATATTGTCTGTTCTGTTATTTTTAATTCTTTTGCTATTTGTTTTTGTGTTTTATTTTCTATAACCATTAAGTTTATACATTGCATTTGTTTTTCACTTAACACTTGGTTCACCCCTTCCTAATTAAAATTTATTAAAATTATTTTCTTTTAAATTGTTTTATCATTACATCTATTATTGTAACAAAAATAAAAAGAGTAACAGCTATTGCTATCACTCCTACACAACTTAATATTATTCCTAAAAATATATTCCACATAATTTTATATTTCCTTTCCTGTTACTTTATCTACTATTTTTACTATAACATCTGCTTCCCAAATATAATAACTTCCTACTATTGAAACTTTTTCGTTTTGGTTTTCTAATATTACCTTTTTCTGTTCTGAATTTAACTTTCTATTTACTTTTATTTGACTTATTTGTGAATTATCGCATTCATATCCTTTTGCATTTAATATTTTTACTACTAAATCATTTTTTGATTTAGATATTTTAAAACTAAGATTTTTCAATTTTTTTGATTTTACTTTTAAATACATTTTACATTTTCCTCTCTATTTTATTAAACACTTTTCTTTAATCATGTAAGGACAAAATACTTTACCTTTTCTAAGATTTATAATCTCTAAAAAAGAACAGTTTTTACACTGCTCTGGCAATTCTTTCTTTAATTTTCTCATATTTTCTATATCTTCATACTTTTGTATTTCTTCATTCATATTTATCACTTCTTTACATTCATCAAATGCACAATTTTTACATCTTTTGTTTGCATTTGAGCATATCTTATTATTTATTAAACATTGTATCATACTCTATTCCTCGCGTTCTCTCTCACATGTTGCTTCATTATTTGTATTAATATGTATTCCGTCGCAATCTTCTTTTAAACAATATCTACACTTCTCTTTTACATGTTCTTGTATTTTTTCTTGTATACTCATAACAACACCTCTTTCATTATATTATAAACACTACTTAATACATATAAATCTCATTATATTCTTTACAGTTAGAATAGTTAGCTAGCTCTTATTCTATACTTAAAGTTTCCTCACTATCAACGTTCATAGATATTTCTTATATGTACTAAATACTATTTATAAATATAAATTAGAACTCGCTAGGAAAGTTCTATAAAAGTTTATATAAAAAAATATTCAGAAAGGAGGTTTATTACATTCAACCAAACATAATAAACTTTATATTATCAGTTACCTAGCATACTGGTAATAACTAATTAATTACTTGTAAAAAGTTCTCCGCTTCTACTGTCATAATATTTAAAAAAATTTACACACC